TGCTTTTAGGTCTTTCGGTGTAATAAATAGTGTTGTCATATCTTATTTCATATCGTGTGGTGCAATGTATGCTCTCGCATCATTTACGGTTGGTATAAAGCCATTTTCTGCAATTGACTTAGTAGGGCTTACTATTTCAGCATTAGGGCTGTAAACGTCTACTTTTGTCTTTCTGTCTTTTGAAGCGTAAGTTTCACGAACCCAAAAGTGTCTACAAGTTCCGTTTGGATATTCATCACTTAAAAGTCCGCCACCTTTCCAAAGAAATATATCGTAAGGCTCATTTGGGTTTGGTCTCATTCCAAAGCCTGGATTAACATTTTGATTGCTCATTCTTTCGATGTCCTCTTTTCGATATACTTTTTTTGCTGACATCATTTGTTTACAAAATTGTCTTTCTGGCGATTGATTTCCGCTATATCTGTAACGTACTTTATAGATAGGGCTATCTTCTCTACTTTTAGCGTTTGGGTTTGCTGTTCCTGTACTTAAATGTATGCTTAATTGATTGTCTAAATTGCTTTCTTGTTCGTAATTAACCGCTCTACTGTCTATTAATTCGTATTCATCAAGGTTTATTTCTTCACCGTATTCCGAAAGGTCAATAGTATATTCGCTTAAAGTAGCGATAGGTTGCGTTATTGCAGGTGTTTCTGCTATAACTGCACTTTTCAAGCCTACTAATGCTCTAATTTCATCACCTGTCATTGATTCTAATACCTTGTTTGCTACCAAAGGCGATAGTGAATTTATACCATCAATGATTGTATTCGTTTTTTCAGTGATTGTAAGCTCGTTGTTTACGTCTAAAGGCTGTAATTCTTGGAAATATAGGTTTAAAGTAATGTCATTAAAGGCTAAAATCTTATCAAACTCCTTGATAATTAGGTTTTGAAATGGTTTGATAACTGTATTTTGCATTAAAATAGTAGCAGTTTGCAATTCGTCTGCATTGTTACCGAATCCAGTATTATCTTTAATTCCTAAAAGCATAGGGGATATAACTCTATGTCCAATCATAATTTTACGCATTGCTTCATCTGCAATAAATTGATATTGATTATGTGCGTCTGATAACTGAATTGGGTTTATAGTAGCCCCATAGTTATTATTATCGTTAAAAGATAGGATGAACCGACCTGCGTTAGAACTCCCGCCGAACTTGTTTTGTATATTTCTCTCAATATCCCTTTGCTCTGTTTCGGTCGGTGTCCCATTATTGAAATTTATTAGACAGCTCGGACTCATACCATTGAGTATGTTGTTTAGGTGAAAATTCGACACCTCCTCCTCGATCTCACAGTATTGCAAACAGCCCTGAAAATCGACGGGGCTATAATAGTAAAAGCCTGTTTTGTATGGTTTTATGTATAGTATTTCTTCGCCACCATTACCAAAGCCAAAAGCAGGTATTTCTAAGGGTTTGTTTTGTCTATTTACTTTTGTCCAATCTTCGGCATAAAAATAAACTTCTACTTCGCCATCTTCATTGCATTTACCACTTCTTAAAGTTTCAATAGGAAAGTGATTGCACTCAACTATTCTTGTTTTATCTATTGAATAAACAACCTGCACTGCACATTGCCCCATCGCTTTTAAATCATAACACAAACGTTCAGTTGTATCGTCATCAAACAAAAGCATCGCTTGGGCATAGTCTTCTGGCTTTAATAACTTATCGCTTGCATCAATACCTTTTCCGTATATCATTTGACTGATACCGTTTACAATTGCATTGTTTGTAGGTGATCCGTTTATACGGTCTTGTAAGTAGCCAAAATAGTTGTTATCTTCACCGTAATTAATCCAGTCTTGATTTCTTACCTCAACTACTTTTGGGCTTGTATAAGTTGCTAAATTTACAACACCAATTCCGCCCATTTTTTTAGGCTCTATTTTATTTATTTTTCTTTTCATATTTTATAGAAATTGTTGTCAATATTAGGCAACGTATATTCTCCTTCGTTAATTGAATAGTCTTGTATTGTTGCATCGTCTGCAATGCAAAATACTCGGTCTTTATAATAAATTAATTCAGTAGAATCACGATTGTAAACCTTTAAATTGTAAAATGAATTAATTTGCAAAAAGTTTGATGTTATCACGCCATAAGTAGCCAAGTCAAAAGTAAAATCAGTAAAGTACGGTTCTCTTAAATACACTAATTTAGTTGTTTCATCTGTAAACTCAAATACTAAATTTGCCCCGTTTGTGTTTATCGTTGGGATTATAGCTATGGTTTGGTCTAGATTTTTGTTTAATATTATCATAACAATATAACGTGAACTTATTTTATTTTGTAAAAAAAAAGCACCCAATTTCTTGAGTGCTAATTCTAAACCTGTTCATATCCCTATGCAGGTGTAATTTGTGTTGGTACCCCAGCAGTCTGTGCTATTTTAGTTGTTATTGCAGCTCCAGCTACGAACTGTGCCATTAAAGGTTCTTGACTTGTAATAGTCAAAGAGTAACCATTTAAGTCTCCTAGGGCAACTCCAGTGCTTATTGTTCCGTTAACGTCACAACCTCTAGTCATTCCAACTGCTAAATAGTTTCCGTTGTTATCTTGCACAAACACGTGTGGTCTTGTAGCTATAACTTTAGCTAGTTCCACTTGTGTAGCTGCATCTAATTTTGTCAAAACCAAAGTAAGGGTTTGTTCAAAAAAAGTAGTTCCGTTATCATTACTAGAAGTAATGGTTTGTTCTAATCCCGATGCTGATTTAACATCGTATTGAAATAAGGTGTAACTAGTACTGCTAAAAGTACTAACTATTCCACCTGATATAGTAGCTGTTCCCAAAGTACCATAGTCGGCTAGAAATATTTTAGAAATCCCACCGACTGCGTCTTTGCACGCTAATTTTCGACCCGTAGACATTAGACAAGGCATAAAATTTTTTTTTAAGTTATTAATAATTAAATAGTTAATAAAAAAAGGGCTACCTAAATAGCCCCTTGAATTATGCTATTCCGTAAGTTACTGAGTCAGCTCCGATTCCAACTTGCAAACCTCTTGAAAAACGTGCAATGAAACGAACATTTTTAGATCCGTCGATGTCTGCCATATCGATAGTTTTAACTACGTTAGCATCGTCAGCTAATCCAAATCCAACAAACAAGTTAGAAATTTGAGTTGCTACCATTGTGTTAGCAGGTAAACCATTTGCAACGAATACAGGTACGCCATCAAAAGTTAATTCTTGACCGTTGTACCATTGTGTACCTAATCCTTGAACTCCATTGTTAGAAGTAGCTGCAACGCTAAATCCACCAAGTGCTCTTACGTATGCTTTTGCTACGTTTTGAGAAACAAAGATTCTTAAATCTTCAGTGCCATATAAAGCAGCAGGAATAACGTCTACAACTCTACCCATTTCAGCAATAACATTTGATGAAGTAATTGTCAAAGGTGTTCCAACAACTGCAGCACCATCAGTTTTAAGTAATTTACCCAATCCGTTTGTAGCATTCCATAAGAAAGTTTCAGTATCGATAGCAATATCTTTTAAAACTTTAGCGATAAAGAAATCAGAAAAGTTTGAAGGCATAACATCGAATGAACTGTAACCCATTGAAGTCGCTTCCCAATCTTGCTCGAATGGTGTTTTACAAAGTTGTAAATTAACTTGTTTTTCTGCAACGGTTAATACTTTGTCAGAAAGTGTTACAACTCCTGTATCGGTAAAGTCACAAGTTGCATCTTGAACAAGTCCAGAAATAACAGCTTTCTTCACGGTAGCCTTAAATTTCACATTAGGAATTACAGTAACTCCATTGTTTGCGATTGTGTTCGCACTCAATACCGCAGCAGCGATATATTTACCAGCGAATTCGCCAGCGTAATTTGATGTAATCGTAGGTTGATTAGCCATAGTTTTTAAATTTTAATTATTAATATTTTATTTTGACAACATTGCCATTATTCTTGATTCTGTTCCTGATATATTTAAACCAGTATTTTGCTTTCCTAAACTTACCTTTTCAGTTGGTTTATGTGTAGTTGGTTTTGTAGCACTAACTGAAGATAAAGTTGCTTTCATTTCTGTTTGCATACCGCTCAATGCATCTAGCTTGGCTTGTAATTCATCAATTTTAGGTTGTACTGCTTCCATTACCATAGCGATAACTTCTTCAATCGTAGGTGGTACTTCTGCAAGTTCCTCAACTACTACTTCCTCAACTGTTTCTTC